GAGCGACCCAGCCTATTGCCTGGTTACAGATGGCGACGTCACTTACGCCGAGCACGCGGCTTCTCCTCTTCCTCTTCCGCCGGCGTGTCGTAAGCCGCCGGGCGGAAGCCCTCAATCACGGACTCGTCGCAGGCCAGCGCGTCGGCGATTTCCTTGACGCTCTTGCCTTCGGCCAGCATCGCCTCGACCTGCGGCACCTCGTGGCTCATGATGCCCATGCGGCGCAGCCCCGATGCGATCTTCATGTTGTCTTCTATACTCATATCTTTTCTCCAAAAAACCCCGGGCGGTTGCCGGGAGAAAGCGGGCCGCCCGGGTCCGGGGTGAAGGTTAGACCAGCGAGTTCTTGACGTGCACGTGGACGATCTGCTCGTCCTCGACGCGCACCGCGCCCATCGTCAGCGCGCAGTAGATGCGCCACGCGAAGCTGATCGACGGATCCTCGGCCACCCGCGTCCAGATATCCTTGGCCACCTGCAGGCCGAGCGCCCGCTTGGTGAACGCCAGGCACGACAGCTGGCCCGCCGACGGGATCAGCAGCCTGGTCGACACGACCCAGGTGAACCCCATCCAATTCGGCACGATGCCCGTCGCGTTGAGCCGCTGCAGGGCCTCGCGCTGCACGTAGTCGGCCGAGGTCTGCTCGGTCAGCTGCATCAGCTTGCGCACCTGCGTCGGCCCGACCACGAATACCTTCGATATGGAGGGGTCGATGTCGTTGGCCATGAACTTTTCCTGCACCGCCGTCACCATGTCGAAGCTGATGACCTCAGCGCCCGTGCCGACTTTCTGGCCGGCGGGGAACGCCACCGGCGCGCCCGTGCCGTCGAGCGCGTTGCCAGTGGCTGCGGCGATGATGTAATCGTCCACCGCGCGCTTGGCGCCCATGCCCTGCTTCTCGGCCACCGAGCTCTTGGGGTCTATCAGCATCTGCACGATATCCTCGGGTTCCACCGTATCGCCGTCGTGCTTCGTCGATACGATCGAGACGCGCCTGCTCCACGGCGAGTCCGTTGCCGGTGTCGGGGTTCTTGCCGCGGCCTTCGCGGTGAAGTCGCCCTTGCCTAGGCGGTCCCAATTGTGCTTCTCGGATGTAACGCCCTTCTCCATGACGAACTGGCGCAGGCGCGTTTCGGATTGCTGCGCCAGCTGGCGCACGGTCCGCTCGTACGTCTGTACGTAGGCGGCAGAAATGGTAATGGCCATAAATCACCTTTCCTCGAAAGTGGAATTGAATCGACTCTCGGGTTAGGTTGCCCTGCGATTTTTCAGCAGGACCGATCCCCTGGCCTTATCCCCGGCTCGGGCCTTCGTCAGCCGGACCCATTGGGTTGCCCGGCGATCTTCGAAAGCGAAACGGGCGCATTATGCGCCCGTTTTTTCGGCGGCGCAAACGGCCTAGGAGCGGCCGGCCGCGGCGCGCTCGATCAGCTGCACGCGCCGCTGCACCAAGCCCTGGTAGTCCGGGTCGCTCGGGCTCATCGCCTGCAGGCGCTTCTCGATTTCCTCGACGCGCGCCATGGCCTCCTCGGGCGCGAGCGCATTGCCATTGGGGCGCTTGCCCTGGTTCTGCAATTCCGCGGGCTCGTCGCCCAGCGCGCTCATCATCGCGTGCAGCCAGCGCGCCGACCCGGCGTCGATCTTGCCGCCCTTCCACGCCGAGACCAGCGCGGGCGGCGCGCCATGCATCTCGAGGCGGCGCGCCGTGTCCGCCAGGCGCGGCTCGTACGCCTCGCCCCATTCCGCTTTGAGCTCCGCGGCCGCCGCGTCCGCGGCCGCGCGCTGCGCCACCGCGGCGTCGACGCGCGACTTGGACATGTCGCCGATGATCTTGTTGAACTGGCGCTTGGTCAGGCCTGCCGCATGCGCGATCGCCTTGAACTGCTGCGCCTCGCCCGGGTCGAACTCGACGCCGGCGGCCTTGCCATCCGGCACCTCGTACTCCTCGGGCTTGCCCGGGCGGCCGAGCAGCGCGTAGAACGCACTCGGGTCCTCGCCCTCGGCGGGCAGCGCCGCGACGCCATAGTCCTTGCCCAGCTCCAGGACCTTGGCGCGGAACGCCTTGCGATCCGCATCGCCCGCTTCCTTCGACGGCAGGCGCAAGCTGCGGCCGAGCGCGCCTTGCGCCTCGAGGTAGTTCTTGGCCAGCGTCCCGACGTCGGCAATGTCCTTCAGCGCCGGCGCGGCCTTGACGTCATCGGGCAATCCCGCGCGCCAGTCGGGCGCGGCGGCAGCAGCAGCTTGGGCTTCAGCCATCGTCTTTCTCCTTTAGCATGTCCATCATCTCCTTGATATAGATCAGCACGTCGCGCCCGCCCTCGAGATACGCCGTGTGGTGCGGGTCGCCTTTCTGGTAGCACGACCCGCCGAACTGCTTTATCAGGATCTTCAGCGCTTCCTCGCCGTCGGGCGTGCCGAACACGCGCGCCACGACCAGCGCCTTGCGCCGCGCCTCTAGCTGGGCGTCCGAGCGCTTCATCAGAAAAACGTCGGCCGCGCGATGCTGCGCGTCAGCGCCATCAGCCCCTGCTGGAGCGTCGTCGCGCCGATCGCCACCCAGCGCTGGTCGAGCGCCGAGTCGTTGCGCAGGCTTTCGACCAGCATGCCCAGCCTGGCGCCCATTTCCTTGACCTCGTTCATCATCGCGATTTCGTTCGGATTGAGCTCGCGATAGCCCTTGATTTCATGGTGCTGATTCTCCATGCTCTTCTCCTATTGAAGTAATCCTACCTGGCCGCCCTGCGGCGGATCGATGTCCTCGGTGGGCGGCAACTCGCCCTGCATCTGGCCGGCCTGCGCCATGCTCGCCGCGCCCGCGCCGGCGTCCTTGACCGCCCTGGCGGCCTGCTCCGCCTGCGCCAGCTTCGCCTGCTCCGCCTGCTGCTGCTCGCGCTGCTGCACCAGTTTCTCGATTTCGCGCTTGGTCCTGAGCAGCTTCGCCGGCACCGCGGTCAGCTTGGCGTGCTCCTGCAGCGCCTTCGTGGCGTCTATTGCGTCCAGCACGGCGGGCCCGTAAGTCTGCGCCAGGTTCGACGCCAGCCCGAGCTCGCGCTCGATCGCCGCGGCGATGTCCGCCTTCTGCGCCACCGGCAGCGGCCCCGTATACTCGATGTCAAGGTTCTCGGCGCCCGCCTCCATTATCGCCGCGGGCGGCGGCGGCAGCCGGTTGGCGCGCCGCAGCAAGTTGAACGTCGTCTGGATCGCCGGCTCCAGCAAGTCCATCTGCAGGCGGCCGAGCGTCGGGCCCAGCACCTTCTGCATCTGCTGCCAGCGCCTTTCCACTTCCGTCGCGGTCATCGCCGGCGAGTCCTTCATGTCCAGCTTGCTGACCATGTAATACTCGCGGATCATGTCGCGCCGGTTGTTGCGCTCCATGTTGACGACGTTCCACTCGGATCCGAACGTCATCGGCGCGATGCTGTCCAGGCTGCGCACGATGGTCAGCCCGCCGGGCTGCAGGTCGACGTCGCCGATGACGCCGCGCTCCGTCGCCTTCTGCGGCGGGTCGATGACCTTCTCCAGCGCGTCGAGCGTCAGCGCCTCCTGGCGATTGAGCGCTTGCACGTCGTATATAGCGACGTGGCTCGGCCCGTGCCCCCACTTGCTGTCGCTGACCTTGGCCCACCTGGCCACGAACACGGGCATCTCGTAGTAGCCGCCCTCCTTGCCGAGCAGCGCGCCGTCCCTGCGCAGGACGTACTTGTAGCCGAACGGCCTTCTCCTGGGCGGCAGCACGCCCGTCACCGGCTTCCGGTGCCTAGGGAACACGCAGAATATCACCTCGTGGCGCGTCTGCACCGCGGCCGGCCCTCTGGCCAGCTCCTTGAGGTCGTCGGGCAGCGCGTCGCCGAACTTGTCCAGCAGTTGCAGCGGCGTCCAGCTCAGCAGCCGGTAGAAGTGGCTGATGCGCCCGCTCGCGTCCTCCTCGAAGAAGCACTCCTTGAGCGGCAGCGCCGAGAACACCGCGCCTTGCCACTCCTCGCCGCCGCCCAGCGCCTCCTCGAACATGAACGTGGTCGCGAACGTCACCAGGTCGAGGTAGTTCTCGGCAATCTCGTGGCTGAAATTGCTCTCGTTGAGCGTCTGCCACACCTGCACGCCGCACTCCTCGAGCCACTCGCGGCTGTCCGGGTCGTCGCGCAGCGCCTCGGACCGGAAGCTCAGGCCGAACCACTGCACGTAGGGGCTCGTCAGGTTGCCGTGCAGGTTCGCGGCGAGGTTCTGGCTCGCCTGCAGCGCCGTGCCGTCGACGACCTGGCTCTTGTCCAGCTCGACGCCCTGCTCGCCGCTCGCCGTCCTGAAAAACTCGCCGCGGTAAGGCGCGATATACTGCTCTATTGCGTCCCATCTTTCCTCGGGCGTAGTGCGCTCGCCCTTCAGGAAGCCGAAGCGCTGCCGTATCAGGTCGTTGTCCATTGCCGTCTCCTAGATATTGCGCCAGTCCACCGGCTGCGGCGCGCGCCTGCCGCCCCTCGCGCGTATTACCCGCGGCTTGTGGCGCAGCATAGCACGACTGTCTTCCGCGCCGCCGCCGAACAGCCCCGGCACATGGCGCACCGCGCCCGTCCGCACGGCGTCCGCGCCGTGGCTCGCCCAGTCATGCCTGGGCTCGTCGCGCGTCCTCATCAATTTCTCGTCGTAGACCCTGTGGTAGCTTTCCAGTGCGTACGCGCCTTGCTCGCACAGCTTGCTGTCCATCCACACGCTCGGCAGCAGCCTTCTCACGGCGTTGATCTGCTCCGCGAGCTGGTCTTTGTTCCTCGGCCTCGGCGAAACCTCGCTCGGCGCTTTGAACTCGTCCTCCCAGGTCTCCGTGCGCGTGCGCCCGCTCGTCTGGTCGTGCACGTCGCCGTCGTGCGGCAATCTCAGCAGGTCCAGCCTGTAGCCCCACTGGCGTACTTCCCTGGCTATGCGCGGTATGCCCATGCCCTGGAACTCCGCGTACCTCACGGCGCACAGCTGCATGCCCTTGGGCTGCATCACCCACACCGCGGTCGCGTCGTTATACCCCAGGTCGAACCACAGCTCCACCGCGTAGTTCGGGTCGTAAGGCACCTCGCAGATCCGCTTCTCTTTCCTCATCTCCTCCATTTCTTTGCCGTAGTAGCTGCCCGCCGCGCCTGCCGTGAAGCTGCAATAGAACTCCTGCTGTATCAGCTCCTCGCTCATGCCCGCCCTGCGCTCGACCTCGATGTCCTCCAGGCTGATGTGCCGGGTCTGCTCGGTGCTGAGCAGCTCGCAAAACCAGTCGGGGTTGCTGCACGCCATGTTGTACATGGTATACCCGTGGTTCCTGCCGCGCGGGGTATACAGGAACATGGCCCAGCCGCCGTTCTCCGCCAGGATCGGGCGTATATAATTCCACGCGCCCGGGTCGGCCAGGCTATACTCGCTGAACACGACCCCGAACGGGTCGCTTCCCACCAGCCGGTTGTAGTTGTCGCTTCCCACGGCGTACCACTTGCTGCCGTTCTTCAACTCTATTCCCATCTCGGCCTCGTTCTTGGCCTTGACGAGCTCCTTTGGGAACACCCTGTCCACGAGCGGCAGCCCGGTCTGCCGGTCGACGGCGTCCCATATCACCTTCCGCGCCTGCACGTTGGTCGGCAGCATGTGCCAGTACGCCGCGGGCTTTTCGGCCATCTTCACGCTCGTCACCGCCAGCGCCGTCCTGTCCTTGCCGGCTCTTCTCGGCCACACGACCGCGGCCCTTCTCAGCGGGTTGACCTTGTTCATCATGGCGCGCCAGAACGGCACCTGGTAAGGCCTTGCGATCCAGTTCGCGGGCAGCTGTATCCTTGCCAATGACTTCTCCTTCAACCGTTATGCCCTTCGTCGGGTCGATCAGCTCGATCTGCAAGGGGCCGCCGTCGCCGCCCGCCAGCTTTACCGGCAGCGTCCGCAGTTGCGCCTGCAGGAACTCGCCCGGGTGATGCGCCAGGTATTCCACCATGCCCTGGCCGTTGCCCGTGCGCTTGCTGGCCTCGTCCATGATGTCGAGTATACTCCTGGCCGGGCCTGCCGGCAGCGGGCCCAGCTTCAGTATGCCCGTGTCCGGGTCGTATACCTGGTAGCGCTGCGGGACGTCGTAGCGCTTCTTCCTCAATGTCTTCTGCCTCATGCGCCAGCTTATAGCACGCCGCCGCTCTTTTACGCAAATCCCCGCCACGCGCGCGCGCGCGGGTCACATAAGTGCCGGGTTACTTCCCAGGTACTGGAGAGTTACCTGTTACTTCCCAGGTACTGGAGAGTTACCTGTTACTTCCCAGGTACTGGAGAGTTACCTGTTTCCTGTCGGGAAGTAGCATAAACCCGGTAAAAGGGGCGGTGCGCCCTTGCGCGCCCCCACCTACCCCCTCGCGCGCCTGGACGCGGAAGGAGCGCGCCCGCGCGTGGGTGCGAGTCACTCCGCGCGCGTCCAGTCACTCCGCACGCGCGCCACGCACAGTATCCCGCATCTAACTTGATGATTTTTATTCTAATTTATAGTACTGTACGAATGTACACCTGAAGTTCGCACGCGAACCGTATAGCTATGTCTATAGTCTTAGTAGTCTAAGAATATAATCAAATCAATAGACTACTAAGACTACATAAATATATACTTTAACTGTAGGCCAATGCCATGGCATACGCGCGCGGGCGCGCGGGCGCGCGGCCAGGCGCGCGCGGGTGCGTGCGCGTAGCGCGTGCGCGCATCCGCGTGCGCGTACGCGCGCGCGAATGCTGTAAATTTATACAGCACTAACTTGAAATGCGCGCTAAGCGCTTGTTTTCAAATTAGAAAAAAATAATTTGAACTTTTGCAACTGCGCGCTGTCTAATGTTCTGCAAGCGCAATTTTTTCGCAGCTTGCAAGCATGCGCGCTTAGCGCATGCTGCGTAAGACGCGCTGAGCACATATAGCGCGCAGCAAACGCTCTTTCACAATATGGAATCTACCTTGAATGCATTGCGCTAGCAATTGCTAGCGCGCTGCATGCTGCATATGCGCATAGCGTGCGCAGCATGCAGCGCAATAATGCGCTGCACAATCAAGGAGATATCAAATGCTTAACATTGACAGCAATGAATTTTCTTCAATGATTTGCTCGCCTGCTATGAGCGCTGTAGAAGTCAGCAGCGCAGTCACAGCGCAGCCTAAGAAGAGCGCAAGCAAGAAAGCGAAGAAAAGCAAGAGCATCGCTGACACTATTAGAGAAGGCATCCGCGCTGAAATGAGCAATGAAGCAATACTCAAATCAGTGCACAAAAAGCACAAAAGCTGCAATACAACAATGGCTTGCGTGTATTGGTATCAGAGCCGCTTCAACCGCGGTTTAGAGAAGTAGCAGCGTATAGCAGCCTCCAACAGGCTGCTATGCGATGCGATTTCATGGAGCACACGCTCTATGGTTGCATCTTCAAGGAGATATTGCATCATGGCTAACAAAGCTGAAGTCCTGCTGTCCCTGGGCAGCAACGTTGAGGTGGTGTCGCAAGAAGATGGCCGCATCGCGGTAATCTTCGACCCCAAAAAGAAGCTGGGTGCGTCCAAGAGCGGCAAGAGCAACATCATTGCCACCACTGGCGGCAACATCAATGTCAACGGCATCAGCATAGGCTTCAACGCCTATCGCAAGGCCTAGAGTGCAGCATGCAGCGCACCGCGAGGTGCGCTGTGTGATGCCGCTTTGGCATCTTCAAGGAGATAAAATGGACCACAATGACGAGTTTCTGCGCAAGGCGCGCAACCTCTACGCCTGTATCCTGGCGTCTGTCATGGACCGCACCATGGAAGAAGGCGATGAAGAAGGCGCGGTGCTGCAGGCGGAGTTGTCCTTGGTAAAAGCGCAGTTTAATCTGGAGGATGATGAAGTAGAGCTCTGGTGGCGCCAGTGGGGCTTCGCGGTGCAGGATACGGGAGGCGGCTGCAAGGCGCTGGTCAGAGAAATGCGCGGCGGCATAGGCATGAGCGTCATGATAACCGCGGGAGAAGGCCCTGAGCTGCCTTTGCGGCTCTCGGACAAGTGCACAATAGGCTGGTATCGCGACGGGCGCGACCTGGGCGTGCTGGTCTGCAGCAACAGCTACGCCGCGCTCAACATAATAGGAGAGAAAGGCTAGCGGCATGCGCCTGCAGTAAAATGCAGGCGCATGGCGATGGCGCTTTTGCCATCTTCAAGGAGATATGACGATGAGAAATGCTTCTCAAGCCTTGCGCGCCATAGTGGCGCACTTCGACTACCTGGCCGCGCGCTGGCAGGACGAGCAGGAGTATGAGCAGTTCGAGGAGTATCGCGATGCCATGGCGAAATTCCTCGAGAAGCACGGCGCGGGGCTGCTGCAGATGAGCCCCGATCCGTGGGTGCTCGTGTTCGCCTACAAAGGGCTGGAGCACAAGCTGGCCCTGGTCGAGGACGCAATAGAGCTCTCGATACGCCCGCAGGTGCACTGATGTGGGCCTGGTGGCTGGTAGGGTGGCCGCTGCTGTTCCTGGCGTTCGTCGGGCTAATAGCCTGGACGACGAATCGCCACGAGCGCAGGCACGGCATCTCGATGTTCGGCGGGCCGCGCTGCGGCATCACGCCGGTCGGCAAGTTCCTGCGCAAGCAATCCCGCCTGCGCAGGCTGGAGCGCAGGCAAAGGAGAATCTGAGATGATGATACAGCTGCTGGCATGCGAGTTCGTCAGCGGCCTGCGCCGGGAGCTCACGCTCCCGGCGCTGGCGCAGGCCGTGGGCGAGAACATGGCGGAGCCGCATGAGTCGATATGCCATACCCACGACTATTGCGACGCGAACATGGTGATGTACGAGGCGTTCAAGGCCGTGCTCGGGCGCGAGCCGGCGTGGAACGAAGGCAATACGTTGGAGGCCATGCAGGAGGCCGACCTCGACCTGGTGAACAAGGCCTGGACGCTGGCCATGGACCTGCTGAAGCAGGAGTTCAAGTGAAGCCGGCGGCGTAAGCCGCTGATTTTGCTGCAATAAGCGCCGCAACGGCCTTTTCAGGGGCTGCTGCGGCGCGTTTAAACGCTCTTTCGGCGCGTTATGCAGCATATACGTGCATAGCGCGTGCCCGAAACGCGTCTGGCGTTCATTACGTGCCCGGCTCGGGCGCGTAATGAGCTTACTTTTGCTTGCGCACCGGCCTGTTGGCGCTCGCAGCCGGGCCGAAGATCTCTTCCTGGGAAGCTACGCGCTTCGCCGTTTCCGCGTTCTGCGGAAGTATAAATCCCTTACCCGTCGTCTTGAGCATGCCCTGCTGGGTCATGCGCCGCGTCAGCTCGCGCACCGTGTTGAGGTTCTTGCCGAGCGCCTGGGCTATGGCCGGCGCGGGCCAGATCACTTCGGGGTTGCTCGAGACGACTGCCAGGATGTCGCGCTGCACGCTGCCCGCCTTGACCTGGCCGGGCGTCAGCTCCGAGACGCGCCAGGTGCAGCCGTCGCCGGCCTTGGCCAGAGTCTGCTCGAACTCGTGGACGCGCTTGCCCGCGCCGTGCAGGATGACGTACTGGCGCATCAGCTGGCGGTCTTCTTCGGACAGCCCCGGCTTGACCGGCGAGGACAGCACGAGGTTCGTGTGCGTGCCGCCGGCGATGCCTTGCGTGCCCGATATCGCGTCCTGCCAGGTCGTGGTGTCGGTGCTGCGCTTGTTGGTATGGTGCACGAGCAGCACGCACAGGTTAGGGTAGTCCATGCAGACCGCCTGGAACTGAGTCATGATTTCGTGCTCCAGCAGGTAAGCGTTCTTGCGCTCGCGCGCCTCTTGCGCCGCGTCGCGGAAGCGCGCGAAAATGTCCACGACGAGCAGGCGCGTTGCCGGGTTGGCCTGCAGGTCGGCGCGCACCTGCGCCACGGCCGCCGCGCCCGCCGGCGAGACCAGGCTGAACGACAGCTTCCATTTCCTGACGTCGTGCTTGCGCACGCGCAGCAGCGCCACGACCTTTTCCTTGATGAGGTGATGGCCGCTCTCGAGGTCGTAGTAGATGACGGGCGCCTTGCGCGTGGCCCAATGGTCGAGGAACTTGCTGCCGCTGGCCACGGCCATCGCCAGGTCGTAGGCCAGCGTTGACTTGCCGATCTTCGGCGGGCCGGCGAGCAGCGCCAGCCCGGGCGGCAGCAGGTCTTCGACGACCCACTCGGTGGGCGGCAAGTCCATTTTCATGAGCTCGCCGATCGAGAAGGTGGTCGGCAGGTCGTTGAACGTAGGAACTATGCGCTCCTCGGGGCGGGCGCGCAAGGCTTGCAGCGGCTTGTCCTTGGCGAGCCAGTAAGCGATGCGTGCGTTCCACTTGGAACGGTCTTCGGGCGTGACCGCGCTGGCGTCGAAGTAACGCCCGACCAGCTCGTCGAGCAGCGCGTAGCACTCGAGCTCGCTGTAGTTCCTGGCGCTGACGCGCGTCGCGAGGTATTCGACGGCGCTCCATCTCCCCTCGCCGTCGACCAGCTTGTGGCCCGCCTTGGCGACCAGCGTCTGCGCCAGCTGCGCCGGGTTGCCGCTGATGCCGCGCGCTACGCGCGCTTCCTTGGGCGCAGGATCGGCGGCGGGCCATTGCACCTGCTCGGCGGGCAGCTTTTCGAACCAGACCGGATCCGGCGCGGATCTGCCGTTGCGCCCGACGAAGTAGCCGCGCTTGCTGTCGTAGGATTCGGGCGCGATGCCTGGCAGCACCTTCTCCATGCGCGCGATGAGGTTGCGCCGCGTCACGATGTCCTGCGGCGCGCCGAAAGGCAGCACGATGCGGTATTTGGGTTGCGCCTCGGTCCAGGAGTAGGTCGGGTAAAGCACGAACGACGCGCCCAGTTTCTTGAGGCGCTGCGCGCACTCGCGCGCGGTCAGCTGCGGCTTGTCGAAGTCAAGAAAGATCGCAGACGCAGAGATAGGCTCGACGCCCGACGCGCGGCGGTTGCCGGGCAGCACGTCGGGCACGCACAGCGGCTGCGCCTTTTTCTGCGCGTAGGACGCGGCGCAAAGCGCGGCGAAGTGCTGCAGGCTGTCCGTCTTCAGCTCGCCTTGGATGGACTTGAGGTTAACGAACTCGGTATAGACGACCTTTGCTGTCATTAGTATTCTCCATATTTTTATCCAACTTTTGATACTGCTCCATGTAAGCCAGCAATTATAGCGCAAACGGGTTCCCCAATTAAACCGCGCGTCGTCCTCTAAGGAGTTTACGCGCGGATTTCAGGCGTGCTATTATAGCGCTGCTGTTCGTTTCTCCATGTAATGCGCTTTAGCGGCGGCCCGGCGACGGGCTGCCGTTTTTTTCAGGGGCAAAAATTTTTTGCCTAGGGACGCTCCCTTTGCGCTATAATTTTCGCGCCTTGTTAAATTAAGGAGAAACCAGTGAACAAGTGGCATCGACTGATAAGACAGACGGTAAAAGATCAAGGTCTCAAGGTTATGGCATGGCGAAAAACCGGCTCGCACGACGTTGTGACGCTGAGCAACGGCAACAATATCTCGGTATCGCGCTCGCCGCGCAGCATCGAGCAGGCGCGCAATAACCTGAAACGCGAGCTGAAAGGGGTAAAGCCATGGCTAAAGCCACGCCAGGAGAAGTAGTCGACCGGCTGTACAAGACGCGCGAGCAGCGCCTCGACCTGGACCGCCAGGCCAACGAGCTCAAGGAGAAGGAGCGCGAGCTGAAGGACTGGCTGCTCGACAATCTGTCGAAGCAGGACCTGAGCCGGCTCGCCGGCAAGGTCGGCCAGGTGTCGCTGAAGAAGTCGGCGGTCGGCACGATTGAAGACCTGCCGACTTTCCAGAAGTTCGTTAAGAAGCACGACGCCTTCGACCTCTACCAGCGGAGGCTCAACCTAGAAGCATGCAGGCTGCGTTGGGATGCAGGCGAGGAAATCGCCGGCGTCAAGCGCGACGTGATTGTCGACCTCACGGTAAGCAAGGCCGGCGCCAAGGTGTAACTTCAACGATCGGAGACTGAGACTATGGCAACGAAGAACCTGCCGGCCAGGCCCAAGGCCGGTGCAATCGTCAGCTGGAACGACGCGGTGAAAGCGGCAGCCGCGAAGCAAGTCAAGGCGGCGGCGGTATTGGGCGCGAACAGCGCCATGATATCGTTCCGCGCGGCGACGCTCAGCGTCGGCGGCGTGCAGCAGCGCAACAACGTCGCGGACATGGTAATCCTGGCGACGATGAACGAGCGCGCCTACTACAAGGGCGCATTCGACCCAGACAATCCCCGCACGCCGGTATGCTACGCTTACGGCGAGGTCGACGGAGGCCTGCCTATTGCGCCGCACAAGGAATCGACCGAACCGCAGAGCGCCGCATGCAAAGGCTGCAAGCATGCGGAGTGGGCGAGCGCCGACGTCGGGCGCGGCCAGGCGTGTCGTCAGCACTTCAAGTTCGTCGGCATCCAGGCGACGAAAAGCGCCACACCGGAAGAGCTTGCGCAGGCGACGATATACACGGGCAGGATGCCGCCGACGTCGCTGAAAGCCGCCAAAGTTTACCTGGATTTCCTCGGCGTCAAGGATGCGGCGACGTTCGCGGTCACGACGCAGCTGGAGGTGCGGGCGTCAAGCAAGAGCATATTCACAGTGCACCTCGAGCCGGGCGGCGACCTGCCGCGGCAATGGCAATCGCCGGTGCTGGCGCGGCTGGACGAAGCGCGCAAGATCATAGAGTCGCCGTATCCAGTGTTTGAGGAAGAGAAGCCGGCAAAACAGCCGGCTGGAAAGAAGAGGTTCTAATGGAAATCAACGACATCCTGACGGCCAAGCTGGCGTCAATAGCGGTGCATGCCGGCGAGGTAGCAGCGGTCACCACATCGTCGATTAGCACCGTGCAATTGCTCCAGCTGCAGGCGCTGGTGCAGAGCGACGAAGTGCAGCAGTTCATAAAAAACGCTGGCGCGCTGGCGCCGATGCCAAGGAGATTGTGAGCCCTAGAGTTCTAGGCTCATGCCCCTGCGCAAGCGGGGGCATCGGCATAGGAGGCTGCATGATAACCATTGACTTCGAGTCGCTGCCGATCGAGGCACGCCCTAACTTCCCGCCCAAACCGACGTGCGTCAGCATCAAGGCATTCGGGCGCAAGCCCATCTTCGCCTACGGCGAGCAGGCCATGAAGCGCGAGCTCGCGCCGATCTTCAAAGGCAACGAGGAGCTGCTATTCCATAATGCAGCGTTCGACGTGGCCGTGGCGGTCGAGGCGCTGGGCATGCCGATGCCCGCCTGGCGGCGCATCCACGACACGAAGTTCCTGCTGTTCCTGCACGACCCTTACCAGAACCTGTCGCTGAAGCCGGCAAGCGCGGCGCTGCTGAACATCGGCGAAGAGGACCAAAGCGAGCTAAGAGATTGGATTTATGCCAACATACCCGAGAGCAAAGGCAAGAAGAGCTGGGGCAAGTGGATCGGCTACGCGCCCGAGCCGCTCATGCGCAAGCGCGCCCATGGCGACACGATGCGCACCGAGAAGCTGTTCAAATTGCTGATGCCCGAGATACAGAAGCGCAAGATGCGCGATGCTTATGACCGCGAGCGCAGGCTGTTGCCCATGCTGCTCGATAACTCGCGCCGCGGCATCCATGTAGATCGCGCTGCAATCATCGGCGACCGCGAGCAGGCGGAGCAGGCGCTGTTCGACGTCGACAAGATCATCCGCAAGGCGCTGCGCGCGCCGGGCCTGAACCCAGGCTCGCCGCTCAAGCTTATCAAGGCCATCGACAAGGCCGGCAAGGGCGGCAACTGGCTGAAAACACCGGGAGGCAAGGACAGTGCCAACAAGAACTCTCTTCTACAAGGCGTCAAGGACAAGAAACTTCTGGCCTTGCTACAATACCGCGGCAAAGTTGAGACTGCGCTTACGCTATACCTACGTCCATGGAACGCGATGCTGGCTGGTAGTTGGGATCGGCTCTACACGGACTGGAACCAGGTCAAGGGCGAAGACAAGGGCGCGGCGACGGGCCGCAAGAGTAGCAGCCCTAACTGGCAGAACATACCCAAATACCTGAAAGCCGAGGACCTGAGCGGCACGCACGGGCTGCCGCCGATACCGACGTTCAAGCGCTACTTCTACCCGGACGACGGGCAGATGTGGCTGCGCCGCGACTTCAGCCAGCAGGAGCTGAGGATACTGGCGCACATGGCTGGCGGCGAGCTGAGGCAGATGTACCTCGACAACCCGAAGATCGATTTTCACCAGCACGCCGCCGACAATCTCGCGCACCTCGACCTGATGCGCCAGGACGTGCAGATCAAGGTCAATCGCTACGACGACGCGCGCGGCATCGCCAAGATGATCGCGTTCAGCATCCTCTACGGCATGGGCAACGGCGAGCTGGCCTACAGGCTGGGCATCGGCGATGGCGAAGCGCGGCGCGTGCGGTCTGCTTACCTTGCGCTGTTTCCCGGGCTGCGCGGGCTGCAACAGTCGCTTGCCATGCGTGCCAAGGAAGGCGAGCCGTTCCGCACATGGGGCGGGCGCGAGTATTACTGCGCGCCGCCGGCGTTCGTTGACGGGCGCATGCGCTCGTTCGAGTACAAGATGCTGAACTACCTGATACAGGGCAGCGCCGCCGACGTTACCAAGGAAGCGCTGTGCCGCCTGTGGGAAGCCGGCTTGCCCGGCAGGCTGATGCTGGACGTGCACGACGAGATATCCTGGTCGATGCCGGGCAGCGCCAGGCAGCAGAAGGAGCTGGCCATAGAGATAGGCCGGCTCATGTGCAGTATAGAGATGGACGTGCCGATGCTGAGCGACGCCGAGGTCGGCCCGCATTGGGGCGCAATGAAAAAGGAGCCTGCATGGTAGCACGCTACGATGGAGCACATACCTGGTCGCGCCTGTCCGACTTCGACTGCGCGCTGAAGTTCAAGCTGAAGCATATCGAGAAGCGCAAGGAGCCCGAGAACAAGGCATTCGTCAAGGGCGGGCGCGTGCACACCGGCCTCGACCAGTTCCTGAAAGGGCGCAGCAAGCTGATACCCGAGGAAGCTGCGCCGCTGAAGAAGCAGGTGCAGGCGCTGGCCAAGGACAAGTCGCTGACCGGCGAAGAGGCATGGGGCTTCGACCGCGGCTGGGCGCCGCTGCCCATGACCGGCTACTTCTCCGATGCCGACTATATCCGCGCCAAGGTCGACGCCATGACCGAGCGCGCCGACGAGTGCAAGGTCATCGACTTCAAGACCGGCCAGGTGCGGTCGGCGTCGCCGCTGCAGGTCAGGTTCTACGGCATGCTGGCGTTGCTGCGCAAGCCCAAGCTGAACACAGCGCGCCTCGAGTTGTGGTTCGTCGAGCGCGGGCAGATACTGCCGTTCGACCCGGTCACGCGCAAGGAACTGCTGAGTATCCGGACCGACTTCCAACGCCGGTTCAAGGCGATCGAAGAGGAGCGCGCGTGGAAGCCGACGCCCGGCGACGCGTGCACATTCTGCCCGTTCACCCGGCACAAGGGCGGGCCGTGCCGATACTAACCAAGTGCATCGAGTGGAAGGCCGGACGCTATGCCAGCGGCTATGGCAAGGTAAAGCGCAAAGGGCAGACTCGTGCGCACCGTTGGATGTGGCAAGAATTATACGGGCCTATACCTAAAGGCATGCTTGTGCTGCACAAGTGCGACAACCCGGCGTGCATCAATGTCAAGCATTTATACCTTGGCACTGCTACAGATAATAACCGGGATACAGTAAAGCGCGACCGGCGCAATCCAAGCAAAGGCGGTTGGCATTTTACGAGGCGGGACTATGCAACTTGAGTCATCGCTGGAGCGTTACTGCAAGCGCAAAGCCGAGGCCTGCGGCTGCCTGTTCGTGAAAATGGAGCGGCGCAAGGGCTGGCCCGACAGGATACTGATAGCGCCGGGCGGGCATTTTATATGGATAGAACTTAAAACCAAGCGCGGCGTGCTGTCGCCACTGCAAGGTCATATACTCAAGAAGCTATGGGGGCATAGCTGCGAGTGCCGCGTCATCAACAATAAGGACGATTTCGATGCTCTCCTCGAGTCAAAAATGGGTGCCAACCAAATACATGCTGCGCGGCGTCAAGTTCCTGCTCGACAAGCCGGGCGCAGGGCTGTGGCTGGACCCGGGCCTGCGCAAGACCAGCATCGTGCTGGCCGCGCTGACCGCGCTGAAGCAGGAAAAGAACCTGAAGCGGGCGCTGGTGATAGCGCCGCTGCGCGTCGCCCAGCTGACGTGGCCGGGCGAGCTCAGGAAGTGGACCGACTTTCACCACCTGAAGTTCAACGTGCTGCACGGCGGCGACAAAGATGACCTGCTGACCGATCGCGTCGACGTCAGCCTGATCAATCCGGAAGGGCTGGCCTGGCTATTCGCCAAGGTCAACCCGGAGAAGTGGCCGTGGGACGTGCTGGTCGTCGACGAGTCGACCAAGTTCAAGAGCTGGAAAGCGCAGCGCACCAAGCTGCTGTGCCGGTATCTCGACAAGTTCGACCGGCGTTGGATCCTGACCGGCACGCCTGCGCCCAACGGGCTGGGCGACGTGTTCGCGCAGGTGTATATCATGGATGGCGGCAAGGCGCTCGGCCCGCATATCACGAAGTTCCGCAACCGTTACATGGTGCAGGGCGGCTACCTCGGCTACCAATGGCTGCCGCGGCCGGGCGCGTGGGAAGAGGTGGCGCGCAAGATCAAGCCGATCGTGATGCGCCTCGACGCCAAGGACTGGATCGAGCTGCCGCCGCTGGTCTACAACACCATCGAGGTCGAGTTGCCCGACGCCGCGCGCCAGGTCTACAAGAAACTGGAGCGCGACTTCTTCGTCGAGCTCGAGAAGGGCGACGTCGTGGCGGTCAACGCCGCGGCGCTGTCGACCAAGCTGCGCCAGGCCACGAACGGCAGCGTCTACATGGCCGACGGCGCGGCGCACGTGCTGCACGACGCCAAGCTGGACGCGCTCGACGATCTGGTCGAGGAACTGCAGGGCTCGCCGCTGCTGGTCAGCGTGTCGTTCCTGTCCGAGGTTGCGCAAATCCGCGCGCGCCTCGGCGCGACGATACCTTACCTCGGCGGCGGTGTCAGCGGCAAGGTAGCCGAGCATATCGTGCACAACTGGAACGCAGGCAAGCTGCCGGTCCTGCTCGTGCACCCGGCATCGGTATCGCACGGCCTGAACATGCAGGAGAACGCGCACCACCTGTGCTGGTACGGCCTGACCTGGAACCTGGAGGAATACGACCAGCTGATCCGGCGCATCTGGCGCAGCGGCCAGAAGCAGCGCGTCATCGTGCACCATATCATAGCGCGCAAGACCGTCGACCAGGCCGTGGTCGCCGCGCTGCAGGACAAGAGCCGTAACCAGTCGGCGCTGCTGGCGCGCCTCAAGGAATATCGCAAGGCAGAAACCAGGGACTAATTAGAGACGTTGCAATCCCTTTTTTACTAGGCTAAAATGGCTTTGCATTTCAAATCGAGGTGACTCGTGGATCTAGTGAAACGTTACACACGGCTGGCCTGGCGCGATGCCAAGGCAAAGTGCCCGACTGAGATGAGTAACGCACAGCTAGAGAAAGCGATCGCCCGATACGAAGCCGCGCAGCCGGCGGCGGAGACAGCCGGCAAATCCGAAAGGAGCAATACAATGGCACGACCGAAGAAAGACAAGGCAGCAAAGGCGAACGGCAAGGACAAGCCGGCCAAGGGCAAAGGCAAGGGTAAGAAGGCCGCGGCCGCAACGACCGGCACCGGACGCCTGCGCACCGGCGTCGGCGCGACGATCCGCGAGCTGATCAAGAAAGATCAGGAACTGACTAATGCCGAGGTCGCCGAGAAGGCGCTGAAGGCGCATCCGGATTCCAGCACCAACGCGCAGTGCGTTGCCTGGTACCGCAACAAGATGCGCAAGGACGGCGAAATCAAGAAGGCGGCGTAACCTTATGACCGACGCTGAACTCCTTGCAGCGTTGGCCACGGCCAAGGATCCGTATCTGCGGGTTCTTGGCCGCCTCGGCCTCTTGCAGCAAGAACGCGGGGCGCAATACAACACGGGCGGCGTGCAGCTTGCCGATTACTTTCCGCTCGGGCGTGTCAGCTACTACCAGATGGTCCACGTCAAGGCGCTGCGCATGCGCTCGACGATGACCAATAACCAGGCCACGTATGTGGACAGCATAATGGACTTGATCAATTACGCCATCTTCGCCGCCATGGCAGAGGAGCATAACAATGGTTGAATATCTTACTTTGCTGGAGCGGGTGCTGGCCGGCGGCCGGCCCAGGCGCACGCGCCTCGGCCCGACGCGCGCCAAGTTCGGCGAGTCGCTGAGCTACGGCATGCGCCAGCAATTCCCGCTAGTCACGACGCGCGCCATGAACATCAAGCCGATCGCCGCCGAGCTCGCGGCGTTCCTGACCGGCAGCACCGCGCTGAAGACGTTCACGGATATGGGCTGCAACTACTGGACGCCTAACGCCGAGGCGTGGCGCCCAGGCGCGGGCAAGGTCGGCAAGATCTACGGCTACCAGTGGCGCTACTGGAACGGCGTTCACGACCAGATCGCGGCGCTGCTGCACGGGCTGCGCGACGATCCGTGGAACCGCCGCCACGTGCTGACGACCTGGAACCCTTCGGACCTGCCCGAAATGTGCCTGCCGCCATGCCACCTGCTGGCGCAGTTCCAGATCGACCACGAGTATTTGGACATGTGCGTCACCATGCGCAGCGTCGACCTGTGCCTGGGCCTGCCCGCGGACATGGCGCTTTACGGCCTGTTGCTGGAACTGCTGGCGCAGGAACTCGAGCTCCATGCAGGCCAGGTTACGTGGTTCTTCGGCGACGCGCACATTTACGAAGGCCACATCCCGCAGCTGCGCGAGCAGCTGAAGCGCACGCCGGTCGAATCGCCCAGGTTGCTGCTCGGCGGGCCGGGCATCGACGCGTTCCGTGCGGAAGACGCCGTGATCGTCGGCTACGATCCTTACCCCGCCATCAAGTATCAGCTCTACGTATGAGGCCCTCGCTCGATACGACCATGATCCGCGTCGCGGCGATGCTGGCCATGCGCGCCGCGTGCCGCCAGCGCCAGGTCGGCTGCGTGCTGACCGACGCCGGCGGCCGCATCCTAAGCGCGGGCTACAACGGGCGGCCGGGCGGCGTCGCCAACTGCCTGGACAAGGGCGCCTGCCTCGGGCGCTGCGAGGGGCTGCACGCGGAAATCAACGCGCTGCTGCATTGCCGCGAGACCGACCGCATCCGCTTCACCTACATCACGACCGCGCCGTGCTGGCACTGCGTCAAGGCGCTGCTCGCCACGCCGTGCCGGATCATCATCGCCGCGCGCTGCAACCTCGACGCGGAGCAGGAGGCGGGCATCGGGTTGTGGACGAAGCACGGCGGCTACTTCGGCTGGGCAGACGGCACCGCGGCCGATGCGCTCGCCCAGGCGTAGGCGCGCTGCGGCGCGTTCTGGCGCGTTCGTGCAGCCGATTGGCCTGCAAACTGCACGAAACGCGCCACAACGCGTTTGCCGCTCATTATGCGCCCGGCTCGGGCACATAATAGCAGGCTATATGCGCTATAGCAGCGCTATTGGCCGCCGCGGCTGCGCCAATGCAAGGAGAACAGCATGCTGACAAGGATATACAGCCGTGAGAAAGAGCTCGAAATTATTGGGCCGAAGTATGAAAGGCTGCTGGCGCGAGTCTATGCAGGGCAGGCGTCGCCGCGCGATGCCGTCAAGGCGGCCTGCCTCATATGCCGCGAAACCGTCAGAGGTGAAATCAAGCGTTGCCGGGAAACCGGCTGCGCGCTTTGGGCTTACCGCCCGTACCAGGAGAAATAGCATGAACAGAGACCCGTGGAGCAACGAGCAGTTGAAGTTCGACCGCCAGCTGGAAGGTTACTATCCCGACCATGCGCGCGCCGACCGCATCGCCCATTGGGGCGGCGTGCTGGTGCTGCTGGTCGTGCTGATCTGGGGAGTATTGGCATGGCTTTGAACTTCAGGCCGATGCTGGGCGCGCCGTGCGCGGACCTGGCGCTGCTGCGCTACCCGCTGCTGGGCAGTTACAAGATCGACGGCGTGCGCGCGGTCAAGCTGGGCGGCGTGCTGCTGAGCCGCACGCTCAAGCCCATTCCCAACCGGCACCTGCAGAAGCTGGCCAAGGCCGTGGTGCCCGACGGCTACGACGGCGAGCTGATTGCCGGCGCGCCCAACTCGCCCAAGGCGTTCAACAACACGACGCGCGCGGTCATGACCGAGGGCGGCATGCCGCGCGTCACGTTCTACGTCTTCGACTGCGTGACCGCGCCCGGCGACCCGTTCGTAGAGCGCGAGGCCAGGCTCAAGTCGCACGGCGCGCTGGTGCAGCGCGTGCCGCAGGTCTGGCTGCATGACATGGACGCCGCCAGCCGCTTCGAAAGCGAGGCGCTGGCAATGGGTTACGAGGGCGTTATCCTGCGCGACCCGCGGGCGCCCTACAAGTTCGGGCGCAGCACGCTCGGCGAGCAGGGCCTGGTCAAGATCAAGCGTTTCGAGGACGACGAGGCCGTTATCCTGGGAGTTGAGGAGTTGCAGCGCAACGGCAACGAAGCTACAATCGACGAACGCGGCTACACGAAGCGCTCGTCGCACCAGGAGAACAAGACCGGGGGCGGCATGCTGGGCGCGCTGGTCGTGGGCTGGAAAGGCAAGACGTTCAACATCGGCAGCGGGTTCACGGAGGCGGACCGCAAGTCGCTCTGGTTCCTGCGCAACAGCATCGTCGGCCAGCAGGTAAAATTCAAATACCTGAAGGTCGGCATGAAAGACCTGCCGCGGCACCCCATCTTCTTGGGGATGCGGAGCGAGCAGGATATTTAAGGAGAAAGCAATGAAGAAGCTGAAACTGATGGACAGCAGCGGCGACACCGTGCTGGAGTTCGACGAGGCGCAGGCCGAGGCCGCGGCGACGCTCGAGGCCAAGGCGCTGTTCGAGCGTATGGCGGCCAAGGGCGCGGCCGTGTTCTCGGTCAACCGCGGCGAGGGCCAGCCCGACCTGCGCGTCAAGGACTTCGAGCAGCTGGGCTCGGAGAACGTGATCGTGCCGGCAATCGTGGCGGGCTAGATGGCCACGCCGATCCAGCGCGCCGTTATGTCCACGCTGGACAGACTCCGGCGCGAGTTGATTCGCGCCGGAGTCATCGTCGAGGCGCGCATCAGCCGCGAAACAGGCGACGAGGGAACCGACGGCTACTGGTCGTTCATCGCGCGGTTCCCGCCCGACGGGCGCGAGCGCTGGCGTTGGATCCTGACCGACAGTGAGGTCGAGATGACGCAAGGCGCGGTGCTCGAGGAATGGTGCGGGCGCATCCGCGCCGAGGCGGGCAGGATACCGAGCCAGCTGGTCGAGCAGGCTGCACCGGCAACGCTGCAACCGCTGACGCCGGACCTGCAGGCCGAAGCATACGCGCGCAACGCGCGCCGCCAGATGGAGCTGACGACGGCGCATTTCGCCGAGCTCATCCGCCTGCTCAGGCCTTACCATACACCAGGCGCAGGCCGGGGCCACGCAAGGGCGCGCGAGCTGTTCATCCGCACGGCAGGCATGGACGCCTACCAGGTGCTGAACAACGGCGGCATGCTGCCCGTCACCGGCAGCCTCGGCACGGCCTACGTCATGACCAAGCGCGCCAGCTTCTGCCTGCGCAACGCCCATACCCAGGTAGAGTATTGCGCCGTGGTGCCGGGCGTGCCGCTATGGGATCACCTGCTGGGCGTCAAGCTGATGGTCGAGCACGACGAGCCGCGCCTGCTGGCCACTGCCAACACCAGCATAGGGCGCGGGGCGTTCGGCTACGTCAACAACCCGCGGAACTTCAATGCTCAAGGCTGAGGATTTCGAATGGCCGCCGGTCAAGGCCAGGATAACGGCCAAGGCAACGGTCGTGCACAAGCTGGACGCGCACGGCAGCGCCATGGACCCGGGCCATAAGCGCTGCACGCGCTGCTACGACGACCTGCCCGCCACGCGCGAGTTCTTCTACTCCGACTTCGGCACCAAGGACAATCTCACCAGCTGGTGCAAGGCGTGCCACGTCGAGGCGCGGCGCGGCATCAAGCCTGGCGCGCCCTGAACAAGTTGGACCACGATCCGCCGGGGCACACCTCGCCCGGCGACGCCTGCGGCGTGTAGATGCCGCCCATCGCGGCGCACAGGCGCTCGCCGTTGCCGGTCAGCGAGGCCGCGCCGCCAATGACGGCGGGTATGAGGATGATGCCGAACAGGGTCGCTGCGTCCATAGGCTACTCCAGTGGAGTTACTCGGATGTGCTCGGCCTTGCCGCCGGTCTCGCAGTGATAGCTCGTCTTAACCTCGCGCACGTAGGTGCAGCCGCCCTCGACCTTGATTGCGCCGCACGCCGCGACGAGCATGAGCACGAACGCGACGAGCAGCGTGAGCCAGCGCATCAGAGTTCCGCGCTGGTTGGAGCGGGCGGGAATTGGAACATGGGTTATAGCTCCGCGTTCGCTGCATACTGAAATTGCCCAAAGCGCCCCGCCGAACCAAAATTCGCCGCAACGGTAAACCCGGTCTCACCGGCCCACTGCAAGCTCGCTGCAATATTGGCGTTTGGCCCGTTCGCCAAAACGAACCCGGCCGCACCATCGCCGGGAGAGTAAAACGTCAACGTTGGCAATGCTCGCATCCGCGTCGGAAAGACGCACGCTACATTGAAAAAATTGTTGCTATAGCTGATGCCTTGCAATACGCCGTTGGTTGCTGTGCTGCCCGGTATCCCGTTCAGATCGTAGCTCTTCGAGTAATACCGCTGGCATAGCGCGAGTTCCTCCGCGAACGGGCGCGACTCGAACACCGCAGGCGCTTCCGTGCCGGGGCGCAGATCGACGCCTTGCAGCGAAAACACGTTCGCCGTGTTGTCGCACAGATTGACCTGATTTGCCGTCGAAATGAAATTCCCGGCTTGCCACACATTAGGCGCAGTCTGGAAAGTCGATCCCGCCGCCAATGTAAAAGACACCAAACACCCAGTCCCGTTGGCATAGTTCCATGTTCCGGCGCTAGGCGAAGCCGGAAACGTCACCACTTTACGCTCCCAATTGTTCACGGCGTGAACGACATACTCCGCAACGCAACTACGATCACCGACTCCACTACGCAATGACACCGTGTGCACGCCCGTTTTAGACGATAAGACCCAAAAAGACAGCACGCACGGACGCTGCGCCAACGCGGACCAGTTGTAACCTTCGATTGCCTGATATAACAGAAGCAGGTCACCCGCAGCCATAACCCCCTGAGCCGTAGTGCACTGAACCAAACCCCCACCGACAAACAGCCTTCCCGCCTGCGCTACGGAGGGTGCAGCCGGACCATTAGTGAGATTGTGAACCGCAGAACCAATTTTTGTATACGCCCAACGATCCGCCCAATACGTTCCGGCGAGTGCGCCAACAAACGCCGTCCCGCGCTGCCACACCCGAAAGTCGCCGTTGATGATCGCGTTGACCGGCGGGCGCGGGTCGCTCAGTTCGACGTAGCGCAAGTCCGCTTCCGCCTGCGAGATGAACGCGCCCGGACCGGCGAGCAGGAACCACGCCGTGCCGTTCCAGCGGAAGGTGACGCCTGCGACCGGGTTGAAGGTCTGGCCTACGGCGGGGTTTGGAGGAAACTGGAACATGGTTTATTTCCTAGTTTTGAATTTCGGTTAGCACCCACTGCATCTTGAACGCTCCGACTATAGTGCCCGCGTTGTTCACGCGCCCGCGCAAGACAAC